CGAAATAACAGTAACATTAATATAAAAAAGAGAAGAAAATGAAAATGAAGATGATATTATCTTAGGTATAATTGCATATCTCTGATATTCAATTATTTACGTAAAATAGCTTTGTTTATGCGGTTATACGAACATAAATTTCTGTTTATTTGGCACATTGAACGTGCCAAATATAATGGAATGTTCTAGTATGGTTCTAGTAAAAAAGTGAAGTATGGCAACATTTAAAGTAGTAGTATTTGACAAACGTTCTGATGGGTTTTATTCAGTTTTCATCCGTATTACTCAAAATCGGAAGAAAACTCATGTAAAGACCGACAAAGTGGTAAACGATAAGGGCGTAGTGAAGGGTACGAAAGAGGTGAAAGATTCTTTCGTGCTGGAGTCATGTATGGCTACTATCAACAAATGGGTAGAAAAGCTAAACAAGGTTGATAGTAAAGATTGGACAGTAATACAGGTAAGAGACTATCTTTTGAAGTCAGATCAGGAACTGAGTTTTTCGGACTTTGCTCGGAGTTATATTAATTCATTATACGATGAGCTGCAAGAAGGGACAATAAGGACTTATGCTAACTCATTGCAAAGTTTGGAAAAGTTTGCAGGAAGTCAAAAGATTCTCTTTTCCCAGCTAACTGTTCCTTTTATAAACTCATGGTTGGATAGTCTTTCTGGCTATCGCTCATGTAAGAGCACCTATCCGATATTTATTAAGAAAATATTCAAGGAGGCTTTGAAACGATATAATGACTATGATTCAGACCAGATACTGATAAAAAACAACCCTTGGGAAAGAGTCATTATAGCTAAGAAGGATATAGCTAAGAAGAAAGCTATTACCATGGAAGAATGTCGGCAGTTGTTTGGCATTTTTACTGAGAATGGGAATCTGCAATTTACACTAGATGTCTGCAAAATGATATTGTGCCTAGCCGGAATCAATGTAGCTGACTTATATAAAATGCAGAAGACAGATTATTATGATGGCATCTTTCATTATGAGCGTAAGAAAACTAGGACTAAGAGAGCCGACAAAGCATACATAGAAATGAAGGTTCCTGATATGCTGTTGCCAACGATAGAGAAATATCTAGCCCCAAAAGATGATCCATATCTTTTTACATTTCATAATAAGTATGCCAGTTCTCACTCTATGGACACGAATCTGGACTTCTTCTTGCGTAAGATATGCAAGGAACACTTGAATATGGAAGAGGGGTACTATAGCCCTTATACTTTTCGCCATACTTGGGCCACTATTGCACAGAATGATATAGGTGCCAATTATGAAGAGATAGGCTTTGCTATGAACCATATAAGTACCCACAAGATTACAATGGGCTATGTGAAACCTGATTTTTCCAGAGCATGGGAATTAAATGAGAAGGTAGTGGAGAAGATATTTTTCACTAATGACAAAAGCAAACGCCTGGAGGAGCATCATCTGCCTGTATTTGATAAGGTAGAGGAAACATTTGAGTTGTCTGCTGATGCCTACTTTATGGGTGAGGTTGTGGCTCATGTGGATGGCAAGGGCTACAAGAACACAGATGAGATAATAGAACAACTCATGGCCAGCATAAATGATGCTGTGCCTAAGAACTGCACGATACAGATCAAGGTGAAGAATATCACCAAGGACCAGACGAAGTACTTTGAACGAGTTAGGGACATAAAATAGCTATTTTGTGTTAATACAGATTAAAATTGACTCAATATAAGTTAAAATAGAGCGTTTTTGCTTGATAACCAAGTCAAGGGTAGTCTTCTCTAAAGTTGAAGAAAATTTAGAGAGGGCTACCCATTTTTTATAATTAGCCATTATTAACAATTTTGAGATTTTTGATGTTGATAGTGGTTTCTTGTTTCTCAAATTTCTTTTCCAGCTCCATGAAAGATTCCTCCACAGATAAGTTTCTGGATTCATCATTATTGAAAGACACAGACTGGAGTTTAGGAGCCACGTATGGAAGGAACTTTGCTACCATCGCCAGACGTCCGGCAGGCTCTTGAATCTGCATGAGATCCGTGAAAAGAGAATAGTTCTTCTCATTGATACCATTGATGTAGCCAGTAAGGGCATCACGTAGACTTTCACGAACACTTTTGGTAACCTTATTAGGTGTGCCAGCCTTACGTCCGCCAGTCTTCTTCCTCTTTGGCTTCGGCTCATTATTATTGTCTTGTTTTACTGCCATATTCTATTGATTTTTAATGTTTACTGATAGTTTTCGGGTGCAAATATAGGAAAAAATTACGAAACTTGGTGTTCAAGTTGCGGAACTTATCACAGATAGGTAAGAAAAACGCATTACTTTTGAACAGTTTAAACATTAAAATTCGAATTTTATGGGACTTATTGGAAAAATTGCCAAGGGGCTTAGCGGCTCTGTAGGCGGAATTTTAGGCGGTGTGGCCAGTGCTGCAGGTGGACTGATGGCTGCTAAAGCCCGGAACAAAGGATATAATCAGTATATCCAGATGTATCAAGACCGATTGCAGCAGGTGAAGGATCACCGGGACAATCTGTATTATCAGGATCCTACGCAGACAGCGGAGAATCAGGTAGCCGTGACCAATGCCCAGAAGGTATTGGATAATGCTACAGCAACCGCAAAGAACACCAATATTGTTAGTGGCGGCTCTGATGAATCGGTCGCGCTGAGTAAGCAGGCAGCTCAGGAGCAGGTGGGTAAGATGATGCAAGAGGCTGCTGTGCAAGGTGCTCAGACCAAAGAAAATGTGTGGAATGGTGCTGATTCTCAGATTGATGCTATGACTAACTATATAGCCACTGCCAAGAAGGAAAAGGCTCTTTCTACTGCTCAGGGTATCACGGATGCAGCTGGTGGCTTGGCTGGAGCTGCAAGTAAATTGCCTATATAAGAAAGGAGGATGTTATGGGATTTACATTAGATGATTTAACTCCTAAACGTCCGGCAACAGCAGCAATTCCTATTACAGATTTCCCTTCTGATAATGTGGGACAGCCGGATGATACACCTGTTCAGAATACAGCTATTGATACTACTGGTATTACCGGGAATAGTGGCAAGGAATCTTTTGCCCAGCAGCCAACCGAAGATGTTACCAAGGTGGAGCCTAACCAGGGTATCAAGATAGACTGGAGCAGACCTTATAGCGAGATAGAGCAGAATCCTCTCTTGCGTCAGATGAAGCCTTATGACATTATGAGGGATTACCAGAAGAATGGTGATGGAAACTGGTCTGTGTTCATGCCATGGCTCAATACTCTGGGTGATGGAGACAAAACCGTAGCTGCAAATGAAGCCTTGAAGAAGAAAGCGGAGAGGCAGGCCAAGATGGAGCAATGGAGCAATTTCCTGATGCATCTTGGCAATTTCATCGGTACCACACAAGGTGCGCCATCGCAAAAAATAGAATCTGCACAAGAACTTACTGATCGCCAACGCAAGATAAGAGAGGCTACTGAGGCTCTTCGTGCCAAGGGATATAACCAGATGATGCTGAATATCTATAAGGACCGTCAAGACAAACAGGCACAGATGCAGGCAGAGGCTGCTGCAAAGGCAAATGAGGCACTGGCTGCTTATCGTGGTTCACAGAAGAATCAAACGGATGCCCTCACTCCTGTAAAGGTTCAGACGGAGAAGGAGAGAGGCAATGCTGCTGCTGCACAGGCTGCACTTAGTACATCGAAGAAGGAGACTGAGGATGCTTTAAGAGGCAAAAAGGGAAAATTACTTGATGCTCAAACTAATAATGCCAATGCCGGAGCTGCTGATCATAATGCTAGCGTTAACGTTAAGGGAGCGCAAGTTAGGCATATCAATTCGCAAACAGAGGGACAGAATCAGAGGAATGCCAACCAGAAAGAGGCTGATGATTTCAACACCAGGTATGTGAACGACCCTGTTTTCAAGAAACATGTGAATGAATGGGCTAAAAACAATGGTATGGCTATCGGTGGTAATGATGGCAGAGGTGGCACTTGGGCGAATGAGAAAAATCGTCAGCAGGCTTCTAGATGGGCTAAGGCTAAGATGAAGTTAGACCGGACTCCTCCTTCTCGTAGAGGTAGGGGTGGCAGTAAAGTACCTCCTTCACGTAGAGGCGGCAGTAAGGTTCCACCATCAAGGAGAACAAAGTAACTGATTATTAATCAAAAAATAAGATAAGGTATGTTTGACGAGCAAGACAGACAATATTTTTATAATGAGTTCAAGAACAATGGCTATGAAGTAGGTAGCTATGATGACTTCAAAAAGGACTTGAATAACGAGGAAGATCGTAACTGGTACTACAATGAGGCCAAGAACATGGGGTATGATGTGGGAACACAGGCAGACTTTGACAAGATGGTGCTAGAGCCTGCTGCATCTGCTTCTGGTGGTGGTAAGCAGGTAGATGCTTCTGCTACGACTCAGAGTGTAGAGCAGAAGGCTTCTACTGAAACTAAGCCGCAGGTGGCTCAACCAGCAAAGAAGCAGGAAACAACAGACAAGGTTCCTGGTCTTATAGCAAAAGTTTTGGATATGATTCCTACTGGTGTTCAGACGAGCAACGGAACATATCAGCCATCACCAGAGATTCCTCAGCCAGTTGTAAAAGGTGAGGAAATGCCAGTGAAGGAAGAAGCTTCTTCTTCATCAGCTAATGCGGCTTCTCCTGAATCTAAAGAGGCGGCTCCTGTTACGACTCCAACTGGTGTGGTGAATAATGAGGGGTTGATGGATGCCAAACTTGCCAACTATCTGGAGAACTGGAAGCAGAGACCGGATAAGCAGGGCGATTACTTTGAGAATATGGTTGCCGACTTGTTGGCTGATGGCACTGCCAATAGCAATGAGGAGGCAGTGAGCATAGTGAAGTCTGCTCTGGGCAGATATGCCAACCGTTCGGCTATGGACGTTACCAACCAGGTAGTTTCTTCTTTGCCTGATGATACTGTGCAGGATGCAGAGAAGAGTATTGAAGCGCAATGGTATAGCCATGGTGTGCAGGATAAGTTGAAGCAGGAGGCAGACAGCATGGGTATCAGCTATGATGACTATGTGGCTCAGTTCCTGAAGCCAGCTATGGTACAGAGTTTGGTTAACAAGTATGGTCCAAACTACCGCAATATAGCCGAGGGCATCGCAACACGCCTCTATTCTCACGATGAGCATGTGCAGGACAGACTGATGAATCAGGACATCAATGATGCTCTTTCTAGTGTTATCAGTAAGTATGTGAATCCATCTGTAGTGGATGAGTACAACAAGGCTCAGGAGGCAGGCAGTAAGGCATTTACGGAGGGAATGGAAGGAAGCCAGTTTATTCCGGCTAATCTTCGTCTGGGTACAGTACTTGGTGCTCAGTATGAGGCAAACGAGGCCAAGGATCCTGCAAAGGTGCTTTCTAGTTTGCAGAAGAAGTTCGGCAAGCTATACCGGAATCCGGAGTTCCTGAATGATATGAGCAATGCGGCATTTAAGGTGATGCAGCGATATGGCTTGAATGGCACTCAGAGTAGTGATCCTAAGCAGTTCAAGCCTATGATCAATTCTGTTCTTAAGAATGAACTCGACCAGTTGGAGATTAAGGGTATGATGCCTAAGGGTAGTGCTGAGTACATTATGAAGACTGGTTTGGGTAACACTATTGTGGGTAAGATTACTCGCAAGGCTGTTCAGACGGACTACCAGAACTGGCTGGAGGATATTGCCAATCAGCAGTATCAGCCGGGCTTCTGGGAGAACGTGGCTAGTGGTGCTCTGACCTTTGCAGGTGATGCCTGGAGTTATTGGCTGCCGGGAGCCGCAGGTGGCAAGTTGACTAAGAGCATGGTAGCCAAGGCCGAGGGTAAACTGGCTGGTGACCTGATGGCTAAGGGCATGGAGCGCAGGGTGGCTGAGCGGGCTGCCAAGGTGCTTATCGGCAAGAGCAAGACCGAGGCTTTGAAGAGTGGAGCCGTGCATGGTGCTGTTACCTTTGGTGGTCAGTCGGTTATTTCAAAGCCTATTGTTGAAAAATACCGCACTGGTCAGTTTGATGAGAATGGCAAGATTTACAATCCTTCTGGGTGGAAAATAGCACTTGATACTTTATTAGAGGGAGGTAAACAGAGTGCCTTAGGTGTTATCATGCAGGGTAATACTATTGCCAATATGATAGGCAAGGGCAGAGGCTTAGCTACCAATATTCTGGCAGATATTGGTGGTAAGGTTGCTGATTCCGGTATCATGACCGGTCATCAGATGCTGGAGCGCATGGCGCAGGATCCGAACTTCAAGCCTACAGGCAAGGATGCTGCCGAGAGTTTCTTGGAGAGCATGGCGAACCTTACTGCTATCGGCTTGCCGGGCATGGTGGGCAAGTATGCTCGATTCAAGGACGCAAGGGAGTTTAACAAGAAGTTTGACTTTTCTGATCAGGATATTGCAGAGTTGAAGAGATTCGGCTATGATGGTCTTCGTGATGCTTTTGAGAAGATGGGCATCGGGGAGTATGCTGTGGTTGGTGAGAATGCTCAGCGACTTGATGGGCAGTTAACCCAGAAGTATATGGACCTGATGAACGACAAGAGTGTTCCGGAGGTGTTGAAGGCTAAGATGATGGCAGTTGTAGAAGGCAAACGCCCTTCTTCTTTCTCGCCTATTGTAGATTCCATCATCATTCAGCCAATGGATAATGGTGGCAAGGTTTATCTCGAAACCTTAAATAAGGATGGCGGTATTGTTGAAAGAAAGGAGTTTTCTTCTCTTGATGAGGCTCAGAAGGCAGATAAGAAACTGGAGTATGAGAAGACTCTTGGTTTGGCTTCTGTGCTGGAAGGTGAGTTCCATAATGAGTTTACCCAGGAGCATCTTGAAGGCTTATACAACAAGGCAGCCCAGAAATATAATATGGGTGAGAAATTGACGGATGAGGATAAGGCAGCGGTTTACCTTCATCAGAATGCTGGTGCCATCAAGGAGATTATGGATAAGCAGCAGAAGGGCATTCTCCTTACTGATGAGGAGCAGAAGCAGGTTGATGCTTATCGCCATTATTATGACAGCGCCCTGGAGAATAGTTCTGTGATGAGGGAGTTTGTCAACACGTTTGAGGATTCCCATGGCGTTGCGCGCGGTACACTTCGTAAGGCTTTGGAGTCGAAAGATAAGAAATATGCGCCATTGGTAGAGTCTTATCTTAAGGAGCTTTACAATTCCATTGAACTGAAACGTGAAATGAAGCAGATAGAAGATGATAAAAAACGTATAGAGCAGGGCGATGTTGATGGCGCAAAACCAGCTACTCCTGTTGCAGGACATGCTTCTGTAGAGGGTTCTGCTGGTGGTCAGGAGCCTCCTATTTCAGAAGGTTCTTCATCTTATCAAGGTAATACCGATGCTTCATCTAGTCAAGGTGAAGGCGGTTCGACTGTAAATGTAGATAACTCATCTGCTGATGTTATTACTTCTGATGCTTTTGTTATGGGACAGAATGCCTATAAGAATGGGGATTCTGAGGCTTTGCAGGCTATCGACTATAATAGTGATTTAGCTACAGGACGTTTGAAGCGTACTTTTGCTGACAATGAGAAGATGCCTGATATTGTAGCCAATGCCTATAATGAAGGTAGAGATATGGAGCAGTTTGTGGCTCAGCGTGCAAGTAGTTTGACTCCAGCACAGAAAGAGGCTATCAGTAAGTATGTAGAGGCAATGGATGCCAAGAAGGGTGCTATTGATGCTCTGCAGCATGCTGATGATGGTTATGGTGATGCCCTGAAGGAGCAGCTCTGGCCATACCAGACGGAAGACGGAAACATCGTGCCAGCTACTCTGGATAGCGGAAAACAGGTCTTCCTGAAGAAGGCTAACGAATATGGTGGAGCCTTTGTTGTCGTTCCTGATGAGCAGGGACAGCCTATGATTAAGCAGGTATCTTATGCCGAGATTAAAGAGGTAGGCACTCCTGTTTCTCTTGATGAATACATTGAGAGTTCTTTGGCTCAGCAGAAGGAAGCGAGAGCGCAGCAGTTTATCAGCCAGTTTGATGGCAGCGGTTTGAAGCCGAATGACCAGGTTACAGTTGCCATGGAGGAGGGTGATGCTAATATCAACATGACCTTTGCCGGATATAGCAAGGACGGAAAGATTGTACTTACTGATGGCAAAGATTATCTTCCTTTATCTAAAGAAGAGTTTGCAGCATGGCGTAAGAATGCGCTCGACAACACAATCAATGAGCATTTGGATGCCGAGGATGATGAACGTGAACAGGAAGCAGCTTCACAGGCTGAGGCTGATAAGAAGCAGCGTTATGCTAATGGCATCGTGGGACTGAGCGAGGGCCAGCCGGACTATTCTTCTAAGGATACAGATCCAAAAGTGGCTGCTGAGTATCTTCAGGAGCAGTTTGGGGAAGACCATGGCAAACTTTTGAATCTGGTTAATGGCAGCCGTGATGACATCAAAACGCAACTTGCCAACAAGAGAAGGGCTGCTATTGAATATCAGAACTGGCTTGATACCAATGCCGATCTTGACCCGGAAAAAGCTAAGAAGGTGGAGGATGAGTTGAGTCTGGTTAATGAGCAGCTTGCAGATCTTGATGCTCGTTTCAAGAACTGGAATACTATCCGCAACAGTGTGATGACTCCTGATGAGGTGAAAGCTATGAAGGAGGAGCGCAAGGCTGAGGTAGAGAAGGCTGGTGTTGATGAATCTGCCATCGTGCCATCTGATGATTTCCATGTACTCGTACTTGATGATAAAGAATTGAAGAAGCAATATCCAACTATGGATAAGGCTACCGACTATATTACCTCTCAACGCAAGGACATCTATCATACCCAGGAGGATGTGGAGCGCAAGATAAATGGTGTGAATGATATGCTGGATCAGTATATCAATGGCGAAACAGAGCTGGACCCTAGCCAACTTATGGAATTGAATACTTCAAAGGCTCAACTGGAGGCCCTGCAGACTAATTTGTCTGTTGCTGCCAAGGGTTTGAAGGCTCAGGCTAATAAACTCAGCAGACTCTACAAAACGGAAGTTAGCAAGCAGGAAATGGAGAAACTGGGCATGACACCTTCAGAGCAACGTAAGGCATTGGTGGCTGATGCGCTGAAGAAGAACGATATGAATGCTATCCATGATATATATAAGGATGCTTCCGTTGATGTGATGGACTTAACTCCTCAGACTCTCGAAGAGGCTGTATCAGAGTCTTTGCTTCCTCATAGCTTGAATCCAGAATCTCTTCAATATGAGTTGGGCAAGAGCAATTTTAAGTTTGGTATTGGCAAGGGGTATGATTCTAATAAGTTCAATTATCTTATTGCAAAGAAAGGAACCGGTATGTCGGTTAACGAATTTGCTGTGAGAGTATATAATGACCTTCCTGTAAACTTGCAGGATATGGGATATACCGATCAAGATGTTCGTAATGCCCTTCTTGATATGTTCAAGTCTTATGACAGCGTGAAGGAAATGAGAAATGTGGCTCTAATGAACCGCATAGCTGCTGCAGAAGATGAACTTTCAAGCGAGGAAGAGTATTACGAAGCACAGAAAGAGCGAGAAATTATCGAAAGACAGGCAGAAATTGAGCAATATAAATCGTATATTCACGAAAAAGAGTTATCTTTGCCGTCTGAAAGCGAACTTGATCACATCAATGGACTTGAATTTGACCGTATGATGGAGATTGAGGATCGTGAACGAGAGTACAAACAATATGTTAAATCAATTTTACCAGAATTAGCTGATTATGATGACAGAAGCAATGAAGAAGGATATGGAGGAGGCAGTAGCCTGGGTAGCGACTCTTCACGGAGAGGAGTTGATGAAAGAAATAGCCAAGGCGAAGAAGTTGGTAACGGAGAAGCATCTTCTGAGTCCGAGATTGGAGAAGGCTCTGATAGCGGACGCAAAGGGCGACAAGAGACTGGCAGCATGGAACCTGGCAAAGGCTCAGCTGTTCGAGGCTCACATCTACCGCAAGAAACATCCTTCGGAGAACGTTTAAAGAGTGCCATTGCCGAAACTGAGACCGAAATAACAGAGGCTCAGAAGAAGGCAGGAAACTACAAAAAGGGTCATTTGTCCTTTGGTGGCTACGATTATACCGTAGAAACACCAAAGGGCGTGACTCGCAGCGGTAAGGACGAGCAGGGCAAGCCTTGGAGCGTGACCATGCACGATACTTACGGCTATATCCTTGGTAAAATTGGCGTTGATGGTGACCATATTGATATGTTCATCAATGACGCTGCAGACCTTGATACTTTTGATGGTAACGTTTATGTTGTTGACCAGGTGAACCCAGAGACTGGTGAGTTTGACGAGCATAAGGTGATGTATGGCTATCCTTCTGAGGAGGCTGCTACAGAGGCTTATCTTGCCAACTACTCCAAGGGCTGGAAGGGACTTGGTAAGGTTACTTCTGTGCCTAAGGCTACCTTTGACAAGTGGCTGGAGTCTTCTGACCGCAAGACTAAGCCTTTTGCGGAGTATGCTATGGTACAGAAGGAACAGGCAAAATTTGACCGCGATGTGAAGGAGGTGAAGCCTTCGGAAATGACGGAGGCGCAGAAGGTGGCTTATGATGCTGTATCTACTATGCTTAAGAAGGCTGGCATCCCTGTGAAGGTTGTTAGCAATGAGGATATGGAGAAGGTAGCTGAGGCGCAGGATAACCTGGCAGTAGAAATGCTTTTGAATGATCCTCGTCTTCGCTTCTATATCAAGACTCCTGAGCAGAAGGAGGCGGCCAAGGCTGCTTATGACTGGGCTGCTAAACACAGACCTGACAAATTTAAGCAGTATGCCATCGTTAATATGGATAATCCGAACCAACCTCCTCAGTACTTTGAGAAGAAGGACTTAGCTGAGAAGTGGCGCAAGTACTATACCAATGCCTGGAAGATAGGAAACTACAAGGCATTTAATCTCAATAAGCCATTTGAGGAACAAATCAAGGACATTAAGGGTGATGTTCCTAGTGAGTTTGACCCTTACAAGGCTGAATCTCTGTTCAATAAGAGAATCGAGTTAGAGAAGCAGATTAAAGAAACCGAGGATTCCTATAATGCCAAGAAGAAAGAGCGCGCAGAGTATCAAAATCAGTTAATGCAGGACTATATGGATCAGCATGGCTTATCTTCTGAGAACGATATTCCAGATGATGTTTGGACTGACTACAGGGATAAATCCTTTGAAAAGTATCAAGATACACTTGATGACTTGTTCCATAAGTATGTTGAGTTAGATAATCAGTTGAAGGCTGTTGCTGAGCCTGGAGTGCAGTATTTGAAGGGTAAGGGTGTGGTTTATGGCTACACTGATGGCAAGCAGATTGTGCTGAACCAGGAGCATCTGAATCCTAATACTCCTATCCATGAGTATCAACATCTTTGGCGTACTGCTGCTAAGAACATGAATCCGGAACTTATAGAGCATGGTGATAAACTCATCATGCAGACCCAGCTATTTGCCGATTTGAAGCAGGATCCTAACTATAATCATCTGACAGATGAGCAGATTTGCGATGAGGCTTTTGCTCGTTTGACCGGTGAGGACGGAGCTGCGATTCTGGAACAGATGGCTAAGGATGCTATCAAGGAGAATCCGCTTGATACAGCCAAGGAACTGAGCGTTATCAATAAGTTGAAGGAGTGGCTGAAGAAGTTCTGGTATTGGACTCTTGATACATTTACGAAGTGGAAGCCTGAGGACATAAAGAAAATGACCTTGGAGGATATTCGTAATCTTGTGTTGAGAGACCTGGCGAATGGGGTGGATCCACGAACTAAACTTCATGAGGCAGAGAATGCTGATGACATCAAGTTTATGGGTTCTACTACTAAGAAACGTATGAAGGACATTTCTACACAACTAGAAGGTAGAGAACTTGATGAAGCCCAACAGGCAGTTGCTGATGTTTATTCTGGGAAAAAGGATAATGTATCATTAACCGTGGAGCGTGAAGATGGAAGCAATAAAATCATCATGCGCCAAGGAAATGATAATCATGCAGGAACAAAGCATAGCGTATTCCGTCATTATGGTGTAAAAGCTAATTCTTTAAATGTTGATGATTTGTTGCTGATTCCTACAGTATTAAAAGAAGGTGAACGCAAAGTAAGCGATAATGGCAGAGTTGCCTATGTTTATGTAGATCCAACTTCACAAGTAAAATACACTGTAGTAACAGAACCAAAGAATAACAAGGAATTTTTTAATGATTTCTATTCAAATAAAAAAGCAAATCCATCAGAGACGTCTAGGGTAGTTGAAAACTCCACAAACACTCCCGAAGGAGCACATAACAATGATGGAAATGCTTTTATGGATGCAAAGGTAGATAATAATTCTGAAACCGCCAAGGGAAATGGTGAAAATTTATCTGTGGAGGATAAAATAAAGGCTGTTTCTCAGCAATTTGGGGTTGATGAGGCTGATGTGGCGATGTATGCCAATGCTATAAAGAAGGGTTCTACTGCTGAGGCTGCACGTGCCAGGGCTAATATTAAGCGTCACTTGATGCAGGTAAATGAAGGTAACATTTTCTCATTTAAGGATATGGTTAAGTACACCGTGCCTGTAAATAATGCCTTGAAGGAGAATTTTGGCGACCTTGATGCCATGATCGAGGAGCGCATAAAGCAGGTAGAGGCTGAGCGTAACGCCATGGAAGCCGCTAGAAAAAGAGCTGAGGAAGAGGAAGCTAAGCGAAAAAAACACTTGGAGGAACTTTCTCTGATTCCTGATGTTCAACTTGACAAGCAGTATATGGATGCTCTTGCTAAGGGTGATGATGCTACTGCCAGGGAGATGCTTGATGAGGCTGCAAGACGCAAGGGCTATGATGATACGGAAAGCTCATATCAGGGTGTAGGCGCATGGAAAGCACCGGGAAACCCTGGATATGAAAGTGACAAGGCGAGACGTGACGATTGGAAATCTAGCGGCTCGGATGTGAACTTGGAGGATATGGCTTTGGGCTATACTCCTCAGCCGGATGATTACTTCTCTCACCCTGAGCGTTATTCTCAGAACACTCCTCATGGATTGGAATCTGTGAAAGCCATCAATGCGGCTATTGATGCCATTAAGAATGGTGAGAAGGATGTTAAGGTAAAGGTTTATCGTGCTGTTCCTACTTCGGTGAAGGAAAGTAAGTTGCGTAATGGTGACTGGGTTACTCCTTCTAAGAAATATGCCGAAATGCACGGAACAAACCGTCTGGAAGGCAAATATCGTATCATCGAGGATGAAGTGCCTGCAAATCAACTGTGGTGGGATGGTAATGACGCAAACGAGTTTGGCTTTGATGATGGCAAGGAGTATAAATACAAGAATGCCAAGAACAACAGAAAGTTGAACGACCTTGTTACCTATGATGATAAGGGTGATGTTATTCCTCCTTCTAAGCGTTTCAATTCTCGCAAGAGCGATGTCCGATTTCATCGAGTGACTGAGGTGAAATCTCCTATCGTGGAGCAGAAGTTGCAGAAGCATCCTGATTCGCTGATGAAGGCTGGCACTTACTTTAGTGGTGGTGGACTGGTAGAGGAAGGTTTGAAGGGTATCATCGACCCTGTAGTGGCTGTGGAATATGACCGGAAGATAAGCGGTGTATATCGCAACAACTTCGGGCAGCATATTGTTACGGCTGACGTGAGAGACGTGGATCCGAAGGAACTGGTGAAACATATTGATGGCGAGGTGGAGTATTTCCATGCTTCGCCTGTATGCAAGAACTATTCGCAGGCCAAAAGTAATAGTGGAGAGGTGGAACTCGACAAGGAGACTGCCAAGAGCACTGCCGACTTCATTGATGCCGTGAAACCGCGAGTGGTGACTATCGAGAACGTGAAGGGTTACAAGGACTCTGAGGCGATGAAGATTATCACCCAGGCGCTGGATAAAAACGGCTACAAATGGGATGTAGACGTGTATAATGCCGCAGATTTTGGAGGCTATACCAGCAGGGAGCGACTAATTGTCAGAGCCGTGAAGGATGGAGAACTGCCTGAAAAGCCAAAGAAGCAACCACGTAAGGGTGGATGGCTAGAGGCTGTGGAGGATATTCTTCCTACTCTGACGGTGAAGGAAAGCGGTGTGGCTCCATGGATGGATGCCAGATTGAAGGCTGACGGAATTGACTGGCAGAAGGTGGAGAAGCCTCTTTACGTAATGGGCAGTGCTTATGCCGATGGCAAGATTCCTCATGCCTATGGGGATGAGATTCTGCCTACGCTGAGAACCAAGAGTGGTGATGTGATCATCATGCCGGGTGGAAAGGTATTGCGTGCTGATGGCAGGGTCTTGGCTAGGATTACCGGACTGGGCGATGACTATAAATTGCCTAAAACGGAATCTTTGGCACATACCATAATTGGCAATGGTATTCCGGTGCAGTTGACTCAGGGCGTGATTGCTCCTCTGCTGAATAAGGATGACTTGTCGGGCAGAAATGTATTGGCACGACTTGGCAGCTCTATCTTCAAGAACAACTGGGATGCAGACAAGCAGAAACAAGTGAGCGACCGGGTAGTGAACACTGCCAACAAACTGGGTGGTGCTGAGGCTACAGTTTACACTTCTGTGGATGAGGTTCCAGATGCTTATCTGAGTGATGTGAAAAATGGTGCTACAGGATGGTATGACCCTACTACGCACACGGTACATGTTTATCTGCCTAATTGTGCTGATGCCAACGAAGCAGAGAGAACGGTGCTGCATGAGAAGATAGGCCATGAGGGTATGGAAGTACTTCTTGGTGGCGAAGATGGCGTGAGAAAGTTCGCCAACTTCGTTTATCGTTCCGTAGGTAAGGATGTTCGAGGCAAGATTATTGACTTTGCCAATAAATATGATCCGGACTGGAAGAACTCTGACCGCATGAATGTGGGAACGCAGGAGTATATCGCTCATCTTGCCGAGGAGGGTCCTAAGACTGCTGAGGACTTTTCTCTTTGGACCAAGATTAAGCATTATCTTATCAAGGTGCTTAAGAAACTGGGTGTTCGTGTGCCGGGACTTCTCAATGACAAGGATTTGAGATACTACCTGATGAAGGCTGGCAAGGCTCTGCATGTTTGGGACAATATGCCTAAGGAGAAGCAGGAAGCCATGATGAAGCAGGCTAGCAATGCTGAAATCAAGGATGCGCTATCTGATGGTGCTGGTAAGGGCAAGCCGAGACAGAAGAAGGGCGAAAGCACTATTCAGTACATGAAACGTGTACAGGAGTGGCGTAAATGGCAGAATGCACGCGAGGACAAAGAGAATCCAGAACCTCCAATGTTCTACGACATTGATAAGGATGAAGCAGGCAAAAAGGAATGGGCACAGCTCAATAAAGACTGGCGTGAACGCCACCACCTTGTTGGCGAGGAACCTACTGGTATGCCTATCCGAATGGAAAATGAAGAGGATGATGCCTACATGAATCGTATTCATGAATATGAGAAATGGCAGGCAGCCATGAAGGACCAGGAAGACCCTTTGCCAGATATGTTTGCCTTCGAAAAGAAGAAGCAGGAGAAGGTGAAACGCAAGTATGAGGACTGGCTGGCCAAACATGACCTGCTGGAGCAGCAGCAAGCCGATCTGGACTTGTATGAAGGTAAGATTTACCCTGCAGAGACCAATCCGAAGGCTGATGCACTGGAGCAACAGGTGATGCAAGATTTGGCAGAGGTGACCAGTACTGACGTGAGCAAGGAAGGTGCAGCAAAGACCGTTAAGCATGCCGTTATCCATCGTAGAAAGAATATGGAGGAGGCTAGTGCAGACGATGCCATCTATATCAATGATGTGAAGAACAGAATCGAGAAGATGGCTGATAGCGGTGCTTTCGATAAGTTGCTTTCTGACTACCAAGGCAAGCCTAACCGAGCAGAAAAGCTGGCTGAGGCTATACCTTATATAATAGAGGCTCCTAGACGTTTGCGTGACCTGGCACACGATTTAAACGCCACTGGTGCTTTCGACAAAGGACATATTCATATCCAGCCAGCTGATGTAGAGGCTATCCAACCTTTCGTGGCAGACTTGATTGCTGAGACTGCCAAGAAGCATACCGAACTGAAAGATGGCAAGGAAGTGGAGGTATATGATGATCCGCAGGCTGTGGGTGAGGTGGCTAGCAAGATGGCACAGTCCATCAATGCCAATCATCAGGGCGAGGAAGGTTTTGTTCCTATTGACGGAACGGACATCCTGAGTGAGCATGTATTGCCACTGGTGAAGCAGCAGATAGTGCCGGAGGGTATTGATTACATGAATCTCTCGCCTGGAATGAAGGCTGCCATTGATTCTATCAGAGACTGGTATAACTATACCTACGACTGGTTGAAGGATAATCACACCTTAAGAGAGGACACCGGATATAATGCCGACTATGTAAACCATATCTGGGATAAAGAGAAGAGTGACAAGCAGGCTTATGCGATGTATGTGGAGAACAGACAGCGCACGAAAAGCCCGAATGAGAAGCCGAGAACCATCAGTACCCTGATGGAGGGTATCAGCGTAGGACTTGTGCCTAAGACTACCGACATCACGAAGATGATGGCTTACTACAGCAGAAGTAATATTGAGGCATGGGCGAACAAGACCATGTTACAGGAGTTGACCGGACTGAACGTAATTGAGAGGAATGAAAAAGGAGAGGTGATTTCAACTGATCCACTACTTTCTTCTTCTGCTCCATTCAATTTGGAGCAATATAAGTACTTTGAGATTCCGGGCGTAGGCCCTGTATGGGTTTATAATGTATCTCCAAAGCAAGTGAAGGTGAAGAATCCTATCACTGACAACGAAAAGGTGCTCTATAGCGAGGCCAGTGCAGGGGACAGATTTGGAGTTGTGTTTGATACCTATCAGTCATCCCCATTCTGGAAAACGTTTGATACGCTTGCTTCCAGTGCCAAGAAACTGGAGTTGGGCTTTAGCGGTTTCCATGCCGGAGCCTTGACGGAGGTTTATATGGTACAGAATATGGTGGAGTTTGGTCCTAAGAAGGCCATGGCCAACTTTATGAAGTATATCTTTGCAGATACAGCCAAGAACCATGAACTTCCTTGCTTCGCCAATCCTGAGGATTTCCAAGAGGCTGCTAGCCATCTGGTGAAGTTCGGAGCGACCAACGACTATGCTGCAGCGGATGTACAGAACATGTTTGACAACATGCGCGATGCGATGATAAGGGTGCAGGAAAAGTTGAAGGACGGAAATGGAATTTCCGGAACGGTGGCTTTGGCTACTATGCCATTGAAGGTGGCAACGCAGATGCTTTCGCTCATCAACAAGGGTATGGATAGAGCCTTGTGGGATTTCCTTCATGACGGACTGAAACTTGCGACCTACCGGATGAGGGCAGACAAGACCAAGGAACGTGCCAAGAAGAAGGGATGGACTGAGGAGGAACTGAGCCGGGCTTTAGACGAGGACGGACAGTTTGTTAACGATATGTTTGGCGGTCAGCACTGGGACATCGTTGGAGCAAGTCAGCGTACAATAAGAATTGCAGGAAGATGCCTACTCTCTCCAGATTGGAACAAATCAACAACTAGCCATTTCCTGGCTATTACAGGTTTTGGATCAGTATGGAATGAGGCTACCTTTGAGAACTTCAAGCAGTACTACCAGAGACTCTGGCATAAGGAGCTTATGCCGGAGGATGAGGGCAGAAGGAGCAGACAGATTTCGGCTTTGCTCTGTTATGGTATCGGATTCATGGTATTTTATGAGGCAATCGCCAATGGTATCAATGCTGCCTTCCGTGCCATGGACGAGGAGAAGGAGCGCAAAAAGGCTGAGGAGATCAGGAAGACCAACCCAAGCTATAAGAGCATGTATGAACTGGCTTATGGTGACGAGGGCATGAAATGGTATGACTATCTGATGAGAGGCAACAGTCTTGGTCAGCAGAGCAAGATTTTCTTAGGCAGATATGAAGATGGTACAGAAATGTATGTGAGACATGGCAAGCAGTTCCGTGAGGTTCCGGAATACCTTTTCAATCATAAGGGAGAACTAGAGTTCCCTGGACCTATGGTACAGCGAATGATAGGTAAGGCTAACCCTATGGTGAGAATGACCTTGGATGATATAAACTATCTGAGCGATTTCCAAGCCAGCCATGCGGATCAAGAGATTCAGCGCAAGTATGGCAAGACCATCGGATTGCTTTATAAGGATGCTTTGTACTGGGCACCTTTCCTGATTCCTAGTCAGGAGAACAAGGAGTTCAAGGCTGTGGATTTCTTCTTCCCTTCCAGCAAGGGTTTCTCTTCATGGAAGGCTCAGAGTTACTTCAAGGACTTTATCCTTAGCGGTGACATGGAAGGTGTGGTGATGACCTATCAGAGCTGCCAGCGCAATGGTATTGATCCTGAGGCTCAGATTAAGGCTGCCATCGGTTCGGTGAAGGCACTGGAGAGTGCAGAAATGAGCGATGGAGTGACTTCCTTACAGGAGGCTAGTAAACGCTTTGATGCTGCCAAGAGTATCACGGAAAAGAAGAAGATGCGCCAGAAGATGAAGAAATTCCTCTCGCAGAGTGATTACAAGGCTTTCACCCAGAAGGAGGCTCTGGACATGGTGCAGGGTTATCTGAACGGTGATGAAGACTTGAAGGAAATGGAGAAGGCTGAAAGCAAGTACCTGATGAAGGCTAAGGCAGAGGACGTGACGGAGGACTGGAGAATACAGAACGTCTGGAACGGAACCATGGAGACTTATCAGGAGTATCAGCGTTTGAAGGATGTTGATAAGGCGAAGGCAAATGCCTTTAAGAACAGCAAGACCAACAAGCGACTGTTTGCGGTCAGAAAGGCTATCTCTGCTGCCAAGAGGAAGATGAATAAGGCTAAGAAGCAAATGGATGGTACAAACGATGCTGCCAAACTGGTAGAGATTCGGAATACCAGAAAGGAGCTGCTTAAAACGTTGAACGGAATGGAGTAGCCTTCGGGCTACTTCACTCTAGAAAATGTTCTATATTTCCGAAAATAGGCTTTGGCTAATTCAATTTTATGTTCGATATTTCTACAAACAGAAAAAGGGACTTGCTTCACAGCGAGTCCCTTTTTGATAGTTATAAAAAATCTAAATCCAAATAAATTTATAATAGTTATGATTAATGAATCATTTGTGTGTTTAAAGTTGAAGATGTTGGAGCGATGTTATCCGAGAGAAGGACCAGATGCATTCTCTGGTTCCTTTTTCTTTGGTGATGCCCAGCGAATGTAATCAGCCATGCTGTCATCCATGCGCTGTTGTTCACTCTTTGGATTCTCCTTCTTTTTCTCGCCCCAGAGACGTTGGGCAATATCATCCAAACACCACTGCCAATCGTCTCGAAGAGTGATGACCTTGGAACTTGGCATGATGGTTACATCTGCCTTTGGTGGATCAACACGCTTGGTGTTGCCATCCTTATCGGTCTCCTCCTTGGTACTGATAGAGGCGAAAGGCACGTTATTGTCATTAAGAAACTTCTCCACATCCTCCTTCTTGTTGTCGCAAAGGAGAATGCAGACGGAAACCTTATTCTTCTTCAAGGTGGTGAGGGCTTCTTTAGCCTTGCCTACCAGGGAGAGGTTGCCTTTATCGTCTTTTGTGATGACGCAGGCTTCGTGAACATTGATTGATTTACTCATACTTAAAAACGTTTTTAAATGAAATGCGGAACAAAAATACTAGGAAATGATGGAAAAGTAATGTTAAGTTGCGCAACTTATCACTAATAAGCGAGAAAAATGCGGTATTTTTGGCGAAAAATTAAGAATTATGGTTGACAATCATGTAATAAATGACATATCGAACTATGCAGAGCCGGGACCAGACTCACTTGAAGGAGTGAGCCGGGAGCGGTTTACGCAGAGCCAAAGTAATCTTCTGTTGCTGCAATGGGCTTGCCAATACTTCTATGATGGTGCAGAACTGAGAAAGAAGTGGAAGCGAGCGCAAGACTTCGTGATGGGAAGACAGTTGGAAGAGCTGATAGAATGGAATGGAAGAAAGATTACCATCCGGCAGTATATGGAACTGAAAGGTATGCCAATACTGGAATACGATGTAATCGGAGACAAACTTCTTTCGCTCGTTGGTCTTGTGCGCCAGCAGCGCAGTACTGCTACATGTAGTGCCGTGGATCCAAACGAGGAAGACTATATCAGTTTCTTCAATGAATATCTTCGTCAGAACGACAACTTGAACGACAGGCAAGAGTTAGACGCGAGAATGTTTTACGCCTTCTGTGTCTTCGCCTTTGTGGGCATGAAAACCTATTATGGCAGAAGGGATGGCAAGAATGGTATCTTTGACTATTCTGTAGACATCTTTAAGCTAGCTTTACCACCTTTCTTTAAGTATGACCTGAGCGATGTGGAATTTATTGCTGAGGCTCATGATTTGACTTGGCGAGAGATTATTGCTACCTTTACAAATGGAAGCAAGGAAGAGGCTAATAAACTCAGTGAGATCTATCTACAGACGCAGCACCATTTTGCGCCCGAACAGACTTATCACCCGACTGGTGAAGCCCAGTATGCCGGAATAGATGATTTCACCCATTCTTCAGTAGTAGGCAAGTACCGGGTATTGGAAATCTGGACAAAAGAAACCAGACCAGCCATTTGGGTACATGACTGGGAGAGTGGAGATTGCGGATATGCCTCTCCTGACCAGCGTGCCTTCTATGAGGAGAAGAAACGCAAGATAGAGGAATCCAACATCATGAAAGATGAGAATGGCCTACCTATGCTCGATGAGAATGGTGAGCCTATCTACTATGTAGACCCTTCTGAACTTAAGACCATCGAAATTAAGGATGATGCAGAAACCTACTGGTTCAGAAGATATATCACACCGAATGGCTATCTGCTGGATGCCAGGGAATCACCATACTATGTGCTCAGGGACGGATTCAGAACCTCTATCCATCCATACACCTTCGTTGCCTATCCATGCTTGAATGGCGAAGTAAGAAGTTTTACGATGCGAGCCGAAAACAACCAGCGCACCTTGAACCATTATATGATGATGATCAACTTCATTGTAGCGAATGGTGCCAAGGGAACGATGCTTGTTGACGAGAACGCATTGAGCGAGAAACAGAGCATCGATGAAATGCAGGTGAACTATACCAAAACGGATAGTATCATCTTGTGGAACTCCAAGAATGGAGGTAAACCACCTCAGACATTGGTCAACAAGAGTATTCCGGCAGGTGTTGACTTCATGGTGAATTTTGCCAAGACGATGGCAAGCGAGGGAAGTGGTGTGCAGGGTGCTCTTCAAGGACAGCACCGGAATACCAGCGGTAAGCAATATCAGTTGGAAAGAGAATCATCATCTACCACCATACAGGACTTTGTTGAGAGTTTCAACAACTTTAAGGTACGTGTGGCCAAGAAGAAACTTTACCTGATACAGGAATTTTGTACCGATGCTGACAGCGTGAAACTGACAGGTGATGAATTTGAAATTCACTTCAATTCAGAGACCATGAGAGATATGGATCTAGATGTTTCTATCGACTTGGACGCATACAGTCCACTTATCAGAGCAGCCAACAACGATATGGCTTGGCAGATGATGGTGAGCGGCAAGATGGATCCTTATACCATGCTTACGGTTGCTAATTTCCCTGGTACAGGAAGAATGAGGAAATACTTCAAGGAGCAACTGGAAAAGCTAGAAGCTCTTCAGGCACAGCAAGCAGCCAATGGACAGATGCCTACAGATGGAGGGCAACAACAGGCAACAGCACCTGATACGCATCTAAAGGATTCCAGTGATGGAGCAAATGATTTGGCAGCCCTTCCTTCGGCAGCTATGTAGAAAAGAAGTTCTTAGTTAATTCATAATATTGAACGAAATGTTGTTCGGTTCTTAGATTAGATTATTTTATTTTTTTAGGTTTATTAGTTTTTAAGGTTGTTAGATTGTGAAGAGGAAGCCGTGATGGTCTCCTCTTCTTTTTGTTTAGTCAATACCATGTTTCTTCTTGTATATGCGTAACTTAAACATCAGGGTAGAAACTCGGTACATGTAGTATTCTTGCCAGTTTTTTAGTTTGGTTGTGCGCACCTTGTTGTCCGCATCGCAGCCGATGGCTCCCCACTTGGAAGGGGTATAGTAGTAGGATGCGGCTTTGATGTCTTCTACATTTTTGAAATAGCGAGTGGCTTTCCACTTGCCCATCTGGACTAATCTTCGATAGGCGAGCATGCACTTGCGGTTAGGATCGTAGGTCATAATCGCCCAATCTTTATGCGACTGGTCGTAGAGCATGTAGAAACGAGGCGCACCACATTCTTTATACTTGGCAATGGTTGCCTTGACTCCTTTTTGCCACATGCGTGTGGCACGGAAAAGTTCGATACGAGTGACGATAGGCTGGTAGATGGCTATGAGCATCTTACGCAGCAGGTTTGAATAACTTTGTTTCATTTTTCTTTTTACTTTTAATTATTAACTTATATGGACAGGCGATAGAATCGCCTGGAACGGTGACTATACAGGGGCGTATCATGCTGCTGGCTAGATAGAGGCTAGTTGCCCCACCACCTATGCCTGACAACTCAGCTACTACTGGAGGGCGGTTGCGGAGACGTTCACGTTCTATCTCTGACTTTGAACGGAATGGAACGATTTCCGGTGCTGGCATATCCTTTTCTACGTAGAGGGCAATGGCGCGCGCCATGACACGGTCATCATGCTTTCCGGCTACGGCTCCATAACAGTCGTTCTGCTTGTAATAGAGGAAATAGGTACATTCGTCTATTGCCGCAAGTTCTCGTTCCATATAGCCACCATCACGGATGATGCGAGCCATGGTCTTCACTACTGCCACCTTGGTTGCCTTGTTGGTATTGAATCCCCATTTCATTTCGATATTCTTCACCTTCTTCAGTTTGGATTGTGATGCGCTATAGAGGTTATCGTATAGAGGCAGAAGGATAGGGAAGAACAGCTCTGACTGATTGCCCTCGGTATTGTTCATGCGCGAGTAGGCGGTATTGTTCTCGATGACCAGATAAGCATCATTATAGAAATGAGCTATCTGGGCGCAGCGCATGGCTAACTGATCGGCATCGCAGTGGCCATGCCACTCAGCTACGATTTCCGGTACACCACCATAGATTTCATCGTAGCGGTCGAGGACTACAATATCTGAGAAGTCGGAGGTTTTATGAGAACCACCAATATCGCAGGCTACAACGTAACGGTGCTTGACAATCTCGGAGTTATCGGGTCCAGCCCAAACTTTGAGAGGTCCACCAGCACGCTCTACGAAACGGATGTTGTTCATGCAAGCAGGGTCGGCTGCATCGTAGGAATCTCCCTCGATGTCGCCCACCATGATAGGCTCGATGCCCTTGCAGTCCTCTTCCATTTCCTTCAACTTGTATGGGTCGAAGACTGTAGTACCTGAGAAGAGGAAGGCTTCTACATCATCAGAAGGGAACTCCTGACGCATATCGTCAAGAGTCTCATACTCCTTGGACTTCTCGATATACCAATGGATGCCCTCGAAGGATGCGCCTTTACATTCGTAGAGCCACCAATAGTACTTACCATGACCTTGCTCGTCATTGCGATTCTTCCACAGCCAGATGGCGAAATCGGCACGTTCATCCTCGGAAGCAAATGGCAATATATATTTTTCAATTTCGAACCATGCCACGAAGACAGGAGTAAATGCAGACAGAGGTTTTCCGTCTTTGTCTACTGAGTTTGCGGCTACCCAGGCATCGTGGAACTCGTTTTCTCGTCCGTTAGGCGTTGACTCTCTGACGATGAATGTTAAAGGATCTGGCTGAATAGATGATGATGCAGCCTTGATCACCTTAGCTGGAGTCCACTCTGTGGTGTTAGGGAAGAAGGCTTCCTCAGTAATATGAGCAAGGGCAGCATCACCAGAACGACAAGATTCTGGGTTACGGGCAGAACCCGTCTGTATCTTGCAATCGCGTGGAATGAGATACTTGATATTCTGTATGGTTCCTGATGTCTTGATTTTGCGAGGGTCGTTCTTAAATGGTACACCAATGTCGTAGAAGAGCCATGTCGGAATGGCATTAATTAGCTTCTCGTACATATCGAATACCTGTGTGGCAGATGAAGACTGGTGGCCAACGATATTACTATTCCAGTTTGTCTTCCAGAAGATCTGCAGCCATGCCATGTAGATGTCGGTAAGGGTAGAACCACCCCATTGGCGGCACTTCAAGAGAATGACACGGATATAGTGGTACTGACTATGAAGGCGTAACTGTTCGAAGACCTTGGCTAGTTTGATCTGGGCATTGCGAAGAAGAAAAGGTATATCCTCACCACCATCCTTATTCTTGATTCGGGCATAGGCGTAGGCGAAGAAATAGAAATCATGCTTACAGCGCAGGCGGATGAGATACCGGAAGACTGCATCGCGAGCCTTCTCTTGGTCGAAGTCAGGCATGTACTTATCGCAGAAGGCCTCTATAGAACCACATTTGATGATGGCGCAGAACTTCTTTTCTTTCAGCATTTCCACCGGGAGCCAGAGTTTCTTTCCCTTTAAGAAATCCGAGATGACACATTCAAAGCGGAGACCAGGGGCATTCTCTCCTGTAATGGGACGATAAGTAGCGAGGAGACTTTGGAGTCTTCTCTTATCTTCTTCAAGAATCTCTTTGAGTTTCTTATCAGAAATCTGCTGCTGAGGTCGAACCTTTAAGGAGGATTTTGCTACTGGCATTCGTTATATAGAATAATGTTAAGTGTTGAATGTTAAATGTTAAGTGTGTTGGCATGCCGGATAAATCTCTCTGCCTTGGAATAGATGAAACCTAAACAGAATAGAACTATGTGGAAGATACCAGCTATGTAAGGGAGGAGGAAACCTATAGCCATACCGAGCATCATTTGCCAGAAGTAGATTCGGTGATACCGATAATACCATTGCGCTGAGAATCCCATGAAGAAAGAAATCAATACGGATGCACCCAATACAGGTAATGCCGGATAGTATACGAACGAAATCACCACGGAGCAGAGCCATGCAGCCAGTAGGCGATGGAAGCGGAACTGATGATGAAACATCAATATGCACCAGCCGTTGATACCCCAGTGTATAAAGTTGGCATGACCGAACATATATGCGAAATGGGTGTATAATGGCGATGATGGAGACACTGCCAGCGAAGCATGAAGCGGAATGATGAAAGCCATCAGGAGGATGATGAGAAGTGTAATATATAATGTACGCATAATGGAAGTGATTTATCGAGTTATGAATGATGTTTTCTTATTGCGGAAATAATTGTTTATTTTCATCTGTATATATCTAGGAGCCATGCCCATATTGGGCGCAGGAAGATTCAGGCATACATACACAAGATTTTTGGTATTGTATTCCTTGTATTGATCCATCTGCCGGAGACGCAAGAAATCCTGATAGAAATCTTCAAAGAGTTTTTCTTTCATGGCTTGGTATTTGCCGAATTTAGGCTTTTCCCCCTTGATGCGTTTACATACATACCGATAGGCTGTGCTATCGGCGAGATAATAGCAAGAGGCAGGCATCTTGGCGATGTAATTGCATATCTTAGCCATGGTGGTAGGATATTCTACCATCCTCTTGGCCTTACGAAAGAGCAGATACATTTCTTGATCTCTTTTAAGGTAAATTTCGGATATGGAATTTAGATGTTTCATACCAGCAAAATTAATTCATCAAGATGCAGAACTTATCACAAAGTAATGCGAAATTTTCCTTAATTTAGCACACAAATATTAAAAATGAATATTTATGGCAAAAGAAATTATTGATAATCAGAAAGTTAAGTCAAAGCGAGATTCTTTCAGAGAACGTCTTGCTCAGCGTTATCCGGACTTGAATATGGACGATGATGAGGCTGTTTATGGTCAACTTTCGACCGATTACGACCAGTATGACCAGAATAAGCAGAAAATGGATGACTTCAACAAAATGTTGCAGGAAAACCCTCATGCTCCAAGTCTGGTGACAGGTCTTGTGACCAAGAAAAATGCCGATGGCAGCGACTTCAATTTTATCGATTTCATGATTGATGAGTTGGGTCAGGACTATGTTGATGCCATCAATGGTGACGAGAAGGCTAAGGCTCGTTTGAAGGCTAGTGAAAAAGAGAAACTTGAAGCCAGCGAGAAGCTAGCAAAGGACAATGAGCAACTTGCAGCCAATATGGAGCAAGAAGATGCCGAACTTGATGCAGCCATTAAAGAAGCGAAGTTGAAGCCTGAGGCGATTACCGATTTGATAGAATGGCTTTACAAGCGTAGCGATGATGGCGAGGATCATGATGATGATGGTTTCGTATGGCGTGCAGCTCGGTATGGCTTGAAGAAGGAAGACTTCTTGCGCCTCTTTCAAATCAAGGACTTCGACAAGGCTGTGGCTGATGCAGAGGAGCGAGGCTACAAGCGTGGTAAGAACGAGAAGATTGACCAGCAGAAACAACTGCATGATGGCAAGCAGGGCGGCAAGAAGAACATCAACATCGATGGAGGCGGTGGTGCACCATCACTTCCAAAGGAAAAGAGCCGTACAGAACAGGTGTACAGCAAGATGATTGGAATGTAGAATAAGAAATTTATAATTAATAATTTTAAATGTATAGATTATGAAACAGTTTAAGAAATGGTTTGGTTTCATGATGGCGGTGCTCGTCATGATCCTTAGTGGTGGAAGTTCTTATGCAATGGCAGAAAATCCTCCTGCTATTCCATCTGGTGAAGGTGGTGGTGGCGCGACAGGTCCTACAGATGGTCCTGGTGTTGGTGGTACTGGTCCTAAATGGGCAGCTGCTAGTCAGGAACAGCAGGAAAAAATGGGAAATTGGGACTACTATGTAGCACATGTTAACCCAACCGTGGTAGAAATGAAATTGGAGAGTTGCCCTATCGATCAGATTCTTCGAGCTTCGAAACGAATGACTCCTGTTGACAGCAACCGCATCGAATATTATTCCATCGGTCAGCGACCAATCAAAACCAAACTAACTGAGAAACTTGCTAAAACTACAAGTGGTGGCTCAGTGACATTTAAGGTAGAAAATCCTACTGTGTTTGGTATTGGTGATATTATCATGGTTAACGGCATGCTGGGTTATGATGATAATGGTACCGACAGAAGCAAGATGATTCCTCTGCAGTTGCGAGTTACGTCTGTTGACAACGATGGTAATCCAACCTGTTATGCACTGAATGGCAAAAAGAATTCATCACGTGGTAACAGAGACATTCCTGAGGATATTGCCATTGGAACAGTAGTAATGCGACTTGGTAGAGCCGCTGGAGAAAAGGAGGTTGAAACAGGTAGTTACTATTCTATGCCTGACAAGAGCTTCCAGTATTGCCAGCGATTCATTATGCAGGTAGAGGAATCTCTTATTGACCGTATGATGAAGACCCAGGTTCAGTGGGACTTCACCAGACAGGAGAAAATGGCGATGGACGATATGCGTCAGGGCCAGGAGTTGAGTGGTCTCTTTGGCTATCGTTCTCAGTCGAATGGTGGAAAGGATGTTGGTATGGTATACACTATGGGCGGCATCTTCTGGGAAGCTGGAAAGGATTTGCAGATAGGTCACTGGGAGCCAAAGATGCAAAGGAACGATAAAGGCGATCTTGTTCCTGTAACAACGAAGGTAAAGGTTACAAACTCTGATGGTGCAACTGAGGTTGTGAAGCAGGTATACGAGTATGTAATCAGCGAGAAAGAGTTGACTCAGTTTATTGCTGCTATGTTGAAGGGTGCAGGTAACTCTAGCCGTACCAAACTCCTCTTTGTTGACAACTTGATTTATCAGGCATTTGCTAACCTTCGCTCTAACAAGCGTATCATTACACAGACAGAAAAGGACTATCAGGGTTGGAAACTTGATTTCGAGAAGTTCGAAAGTATGGGTACTAAGATTCTGATTTATCGTCACGATGCTTTTAACTCCTGGGGTATGGATGGTAGAGCTTTCTGCCTGGATGCTCGTTATCTAGATAAGTATGTATTCGGCACATGGACCAGAAATGAGTTTAACGCTAAGGATCTCTTGATTCGTAACACAGCAGGTGTTGTGATGGAGGAGTATAGCTGCTGGGTACTGACCTTCCCGGATGCTCATGCGCGTGTTGCCCGACCAGTCTTCACTGGTGATGGCGTGACCGATGAGGAGATTCAGGAGGCAGCGTAATCATCGTATAGGAAACTGATAGTTTTCTACATATATCAATCTAGGGGATAGTTGAGGCTAATGCAGTCTCACTATCCCTTCTCACCATAAACACAAATAGATATGTATAGATTTGTAGCTAAGAGCATGCTCATTTTTGTGGTGACGCTTCCGAGCGGACTGATCAAGAACATTGAGTTTGAGCGGTGTGGCAACGATGCCTATTCGTACATTACGGATAACAAGCAGGTGGCAGAATGCATCAGGAGACATCCTCTTACGAAGGCAGGCCGTATCATTGATGAGAGCCAGCCGGAAGAGGTGCAGATTCAGCAACAAAAAGAAGAGCAGGTGAAGGACGAGAATGCCCTTCATTTCGAGAACATCACCAAGGCAAAAAATTATCTCCAGAAGACATATAAGGTAGATGTAAGGAAACTGAAATCACCTCAGAGTGTGAAGGAGAAGGCTAAAGAGCTGGGTGTGGTGATTGAGTTTTAGTTTGTAGTTTATAATTTTTAATAGGTTTCTTGCTTATGGAAGTTCTTATGAGTGATCTTGTGAAGGAAATGCGCGTGGCCATGGACGAAGTGATCCATGATGAGGTGAATGACATCATTACGGATGATTCGGACACGGAAATGAAGCAAGCCATTGAAACGGCAGCACAACAGATTTTGCTGCAAGCACCGGCACAGATGATTCTCCCCAAAAGGGTGGAAGTTTCGCTGAACGAAAGCGGCAAGCAGGATTATGATGCTATCCAAACACAGTTTACAGATGGTCATGGAAGCCTGACAATTCCTGAAGATTGGCTGAGATTGGTAGAACTGAAACTGAAAAGTTGGCAAAGCACGCTGACTATGCTGATGGAACCGGGCAGCAAGGAGGCTCAGATGCAAGCCTCCCGGTGGACCAGGGGAACGCCACAGAAACCAAAGGGCATGATTACCACATCGCCAACTACAGGAAAGCGAGTGCTGATGTACTGGACTGCCGGAAGGTATGATGCCAACCATGCACCTGTTGGAGCTGTATATGATCATGAGGTTGAACTGTTCACGTATATCCCTTATCAAAAGTTAGAGAATGTGTATTCTACTGATGCTGGGCATGAAAACGAAGTGACCGACCAGAAGGTCATCCTTTCCCTGACAGATGAATGCAAGAAATATCTTATCTATCGTGCCGTTTCAATCTTCCTTGTAAGTAAGAAGGAAAGCGAACTGGCAGAAAAGTATAACCAATTATCTCAAATATAATATTTTATGGCTAACGATATAGATAAAACAAGTCCTCACTACAAGGGTGATTTTGGCAGCATCTATGAGGTGAACAAGAAGTTCCCTACAGGAGGTGTTGCTGGCGACTTTGTGGTGATAGAAGGCTGGGCGCATTACTGGAATGCGGACAGGGCTACCTGGTGTGTGAATGCCGAGAGGGATAGCTATTGGGACGAGTTGATAACGAATATCATAGAGAAGTTTAAGCTCGTAAGAGGTGCTACGTATATGGGCGTGGCTAGTCTTGACACTGTGCCTACAAAGGTTATTGGTGCCAAGATGTATTATTTTGCGACCGTAGCTGGTACGTATAAAAACTTTGGTGATCTCGTAGTTCCTCAGGGCATCAATGTGCTCTATTCAGAGAATGGCAGTAGCTGGGTTAACAATACTTTGCTGGAAGTGGCTCAGGAGTTGGGCGTTAGCAACAATATGGTTGTAAGCCAGAAGACCTTGAATGATGCTTTGAATCTTAAAGCTAATCAGAGTTCTGTGAATGAGGCATTGGCTAAGAAGGCAGACAATAAGCGTGTTGATGACGAGCTTGCTAAGAAGTTCGACAAGGATAATATTGCCCAAGAGTTCGGTGATTCAGAGGATAAAGTAGTCTCCCAGTTTGCTCTTCCTTTCCGTGAAATTGAGTCTCCAGAGTTTATCAAGGTAATAGTAGATGCAGAAGACCACTTCTTGTTTGGAATCCAGCTTGATGGTTCCATTGAGTGGGGCAAGGGTATTCCTGCACCAATCAGAGCCAAGTTGCAAGAGATTATCAACCAGTGCCAGCAGGATAAGACAGATATTCTTGAAGCTATTAATGCTGCCAAGAAAGAATTGTCTGCAAGTATCGCAGCATTGCAGGAAGGTAAGGTAGACAAAGAAGAAGGCAAGTCTCTCATTGATGATGAAGTAAAAGAGTGCTTTAGAGTAATCGAAAATGAGGAGTTTATCATGGCTGTAGTAGACTCAGATGATAGAGTTCTCTTTGGTATCTATAGAGCAACTGGTAAGCCATATTTTCCCCAGAATGATATGTACCACATATCACAGAGCGAAGAGTTCCTTTGGGTAATTCTTGATGCAGCTAATCATCCTCTTCTTGGTATTCAGCAAGATGGTACTTGTTTGGCTGCCAAGGCTCAGTGGCTTGATGATATTAAGGCTATCAAGGAAGCTCTTTCAAGTATTGATGAAACCCTCAAAACCTTCCAGCCAAAAGAAGATGGCAAGGGATTGATAAACCTTGATGTAGCTGACAGCTTCTTCTATTTCTCTAATGATGAGTATATCATCGCAGTTGTAGATGCAGAAAACAGAATCCTTGCAGGAATAAAGTATGATGCACAGCCATACTTCCCTAACCATGAAATGTATTCTGTAATAACCAATGAGGAATGGCTCTATGCTATTATTGATGCAGAAGACAAGGTTCTTGGTGGCTTCCGTGCAAATGATGGTCACATGATTGTTGGTGGTATTGATATTAGTACCTTTATTGCCAATGCCATTATTGATATAGCAAACATCAAAGAACGTACTGCTCATCTTTCTACAACAGAGAATGATGAATATCTTTCTGTTGAGACTGATGCCAATGGTAAGGTGATAGGATATATTGCTCCCGATGGTAGCCATTATCTCTATAAGGTAAAGTCTGAGACTATTCCAACGGAGTTTTCTCATATTGAAGACCCAGAAGGAAGAACTGAGATTACTACAGATACAGAAGGTAAGATTCTTGGCTACCGCAATGGTGAAGGAGTACGCTGTGAGTATAAAATGAATATTGACAACTTAAATGTTGAAAATTTAAATCTGGGAAAGAATGCACAAAAATATGTGATTGATTTAATCAATTCACAACCAAAAGAGGTAAATGTTAGAAAATGGCATTTACCAAGTTATGGTGCCGTGGATATCAAACAAGAAACATTTTTCCTTACTGCCAACGATGGTTATTCAGACAAAACTGGCATTTATCCTATAGTTATCAATGAAGATACACAGGAGAATGCTAAAAAAGGTCTGACTGTCTTACAGTTCTTTGTTAAATCAACCTTGAAAGATGAGGGAAACGGAGTTTACTCTAAGCTGGATAATAGTGTCGGGTTAGACTTTTATGTACCATCAAAAGTTACCTATGTAAATGAAGTTCCCTATGTGACAAGTTCTTTGACTAAGAATGAAATTGATGGAACCTATAGTGTTAATGAAACAAGTATAAAGGTTACAAAGATAACAGATTCTCCAACAATAGGTGCATGGTCAGTAGATAAGAAAACAGAGCATCAGTGTGTGGTTGAAATTGACTTCGGTCATTATCTGAATGGAACTTATAATATAGGTGTAAAATATCAAGGTTCCTCAACGCTCTATAACAGAAAGCGTAACTTTAGATTCACTTTCTATAAAGATTCTAGTTTCTCTAAGAAAAATAAGATTAAAATTGGAGAAATGGTGCGTGTTAGTGGTTTTAATCTTAAAGCAAATTATACAGATAATACGCGAATAAAAGAACTCTTGATGAATAGAATTTTTATGTCTATTTGGGAAGACAGAGGCAAGCTTCATAGTTATCCATGGGAGGCAGAAGAAATTCCTTGCAGTGGTGCTACGGGTATGATTAAGGGATTCCCTATAAGAGTTAATATCGGAGGTAATTTTTATGGTATTGATGTTTTCGGATTGAAAAAGGACGAAAAGAACTATCTTCTAGACGGAGATACTAGTGGTATGATTGTTAGTGGAACACGTGGAAACACAAATGACCCAAATAACTGGACAGCTGCAAAGCCAGAAGATTGGGAAGATGAGATGAATGATGAATTAACCGAATCAAACAAACAGGCTTTAACAGACTTCTTCTCTTTCATCAATTCAGAAAACTTCACTAAGGAAAATGTACCACAAAGAATGTCTGTTATAGACTGGATTGACTATTTTATAGGGTTACAGGTATTCTTGATGAGAGACAACACTTGTCGTAACATGATTCTTTATGCAAAAGAGGATAAGAAAAAGTTATATCCATTCTTCTACGATTTAGATTTGTCATGGTTCTTCTATGATAATAACTATAATTTAGATATAATGACTAGTTCTTATGCTGTTGATATGAGTTTGTGGGAGAACTTCAAGTCTTTATATGAAGATGAAATTAGAAACAGATATGCTTATCTACGTGAAAATATTTTGTCAATAGAAACTATTCAGGCTATGTATGAAGATATTGCAAAAGATATTCCACTTGTTGATATTGCATTGGAAAAAGAAAAATGGGGACAAGGTAATGTCAATTCAATGAATACCTATATCTCTATATTAAAAAAGAGATTGAATTGGTTAGATAAAGAATATTTTAAAATTTAATATATTATATTATGGGAAAATGTTTAGTAACAAGACTTAATGGCATCGTTGCAAATGAATCATTGCTACATGTCGGAGAAATGGTAGTAGAAGTAGAAGGCGTTAACGCTAATAGTGTTTTATTCAACGCTTATAAAGGTTCTATTTCATGTGATAGAAGTTTTATGCTAGGTACAGAAACTGTAAATGCGAATGAAAAAAGAAGTTTAAACAATGACTGGACAGATATAAAATCTATTGATGCTGGCTCATACAGATTTCACTTCTTTGACAAATATTCTATTTACGGCTTTATTCAAAAAGCATTAAAAGCATCATACAATGGACTTTGCTTTTTGAAATGTGCAAATGAAATTGCAGTTAATACGGCTGATTATTTTGACATATCTAACATTGCTTCTTCTATAGAACTAACAAGATTGTCTTTAGGAGGAAAAGTCACTGGAGATATTTCTCATTTGTCTGACTTAACTTCCCTTGTATTATTAACTCTTGGTACAGGTATCTATGGAGATATTAGTAGTGTTAGATGTAAATCGTCTTTACGAGAATTAATAATTGACAGTCCTAAAATTACTTTCAATTCAGATAAATTAAAAGAATTTTCCGCTTTAAATTCTTTTATCTATAGAGGAAGAACAGCTGTTGACTTCGGTGATATTGCTATACTTGGAAACGACGTTAGTTATATTGATTTAGATACAATGGCTAAGATTAAATGGACTACTCGTAACAGCCTTGCCAAGATAATTGGTATAGGTAACAGTCCTGTGCTAGACAACATAGACAAGATGTTACAAGACCAGGCTGAATGTGAAACTGGTATCATATCTTCTTCACCATCCTGGAAGAAAGTGATTACAGCTAAAGGCACTCGAACATCTGCATCTGATGCCGCAGTACAGACATTGCAGAGCAAGGGTTACACGGTCTCAATTACTCCTGCATAGGGCATCATAAGTTTAATATTAAAGTAAAGAAAGGAAACAAGATATGAATAAGTTAACAAAGAAGTATAAGGTAGTACATCAGGGAACCAAGATGGTGTTCCCTCTCACAGAGGAAGGTGACAATGCTGAGGTATTCCCAGCAGTAAATTCCACCGCAGTAGAGTTTGACACATACCCAGAAGCCAAGGCTTACGTAGATGAGCATAACTTGGTGTATGAGGAGCCAAAGTATGGGGAGTAAATCATATTGAACTCTAAGTCGCTGAGTTTACTTCCGTTTAGAAACAAGCACTATGTGGAAAAAAATCAACAGCAGAGACATTCTCGGCTTATGCCTGTGGTTCATGGTTGCCCTCGTAATTGGTTGGGTAGCCTACACCATAATGATAGCGAGAGAAATATATCAGTTTTTTCGCTATCATTTGGAGCGATTTGAATGGGAGGATGTGGTGAGATACGGCATCGTGATAACAATAGGTTGGCTCGTAAAGAGTTGCATTTGAACTCTAAGTCTCTGAGTTTAGAAACTTAAAAAATAGATATATGAAGAATAATAAGAAGCAATTACATGAAGCACTGGCTGTGCTTCTTACCAAACTTTCATCGGCAATGGACAATCCATTGCTGATGGATAACTACGTTACGAAAGCCTTGCGCACGGTTCTTTTGGAATACAAGGAATCGGGTGAGCTTTATGATGCCTACAAGGAGCAGATACAATCTACCATGGAGAGTGACAATCCTTGGATAGGTATGCTGATGAAATCAATTAGTGGTGATGCCTCTGTCAAAGAGAGAATGACTGATGAAGCCATCAAAGGGATGGTAAACTCTATGTTAGGAGAATAAGCTATGATCAGATGGGTATAAATATAATAAGGTGTAACTCTTTATAGGGCTACACCTTATTATTTATAGGTCAATCAATATTCTCACAGATGTACATATCAAATGAGCTGCAATCTGTATGACCGGAGCCCTTTCAAAAATAATTTGCTTACAGATTGTTACTTTAGCAAAGTTTAACTATAAGATATTGCGCAAAATGAATAAAAATGCGCAGAAAGTTGTAATTTTGCGCAAAATTCTTACTTTAAGAACTATAATTGTAATCAACAACTAAGAAAAGGAGGTTTTTTATGACACAAGAACAAGAAGCCGAAGTCCAACGGTTGATAAAGGACATTGATGTGACAGAACTGATGAATATGCTTAAGAAGCATGGTAATCGGTATAGCAGAAGAATATTGAAGTTTTTCAGATGGTTTTGTAAGTATGTGCCTATCATGATTATGTGCTTTCACGCTTATGGAATATGGGAGTTCTCTCAGCATCCCCGTGAGATGTTTATCCCCTATAATGAAAATATGCCTTGCTATATCTTTATTTATTTCATGGTTTACGTCCTGCCGATGGTGACGATACTGGCAAGTAGATTTTTCTTCTTGTGCCAGCGGTATCGCATTCCATTTATATACTTCTTAGGTATCAATGCGGCTCATATTGTAGAGTGGAATTGGTACACAACTAAAGATATGGTGGATTCCTGCTTTACGGTCATGGCCGTGACAGCTATATTCTATTTGTATAGCTTTGCTAAAATGTTTGTTAATGAAACGAAGATGGGCAGAAAGATTTGCTCCTGATAGAGAATGCTGGAGATAATCGGAGAATAACAGAGATTTTTAGGAATAATATTGAAAAAAGAAGATTTATGAAGAAGGTACTGAATTATGATACCCTGGGATGGGCATTGAAATCATTGAGCGATGCTTGCTTTAAGGCAGCAGAACAGCAAAAGAATGGGGAGAAGGTTACGGCTTGCGGTATGAGCGATGACGATCTGGACAATCTTTGTGAACAGATTCCGTTCATGCTGAATCCGTATATGACTGCCGGGCAGGTAAAGAAAGAGGCGCATATCAGCGAATCTACCCTAAGAAGGGCTATCGCTGATGGGGAGCTGGAAAGTGTGGGGAATGCTGGCGATCATTCTCATTTCTTCAAGAAATGGGATGTTAAGGAGTTTATCAAGAAAAGACTGAAAAGAAACAAGAACTAAGCCCTATCGCAACACGGATAAGCGATATGAATATGGTAACATTTTTATTTGTAGAGTGTGCTATCATTATAATGTTGAGCGTTTCGTTTAATATCTTTGTTTGGTGGACAGGAGATTATAAACGCAAGAAGTGGTTGTTTGCGTGGCTAACATTTATCAATGTGATAGCGATTGCTGGAACCATCATCACTTATTTTATGGGTAAATAACAGAATAATGAAGAGAAGCTGATGAGGCTTCTCTTTTTTGACATGGGTCTATGTCACCTTAAATCTTTGAAAATCAGCCACTAAAAGAATGTTTGACAGAGTTATGAAACATGTAGATATTTTGGGATAACTTTGCTGCCGTAATCGATTACATGTGTGAATAAACAAAATGTACAACTTTTATTACTTTAGGAATTATGGCAGAAGAAGTAATTAAGACTACCTCTTGTTGCAACGATGCAATGATGGGTGGTTTGCTTGGAGCGATGGCAAATCGTGACAGCAATCCTTTGGCAATGGCGGCTATGATGCGTAACCGTGACGATGATGATATGTGGAACAATCCGTTCGCCTACATGATGATGATGGGCATGATGCGCTATATGTATGGTGCAGACTGGAACAATCGTGACAATGGCGCAGACGTGCAGCGTGCGGAGATTCAGGGTCAAATCGAGAGTTTGCGCAACCAGATGGCAGACAACCAGAATAGCAACTTGCTGATGGGTGCCATCCAGGGTAATGGTAACGACCTTAAGATGTTGGCAAGCAATCTGAACTGTGACTTCAACGCCTTGCAGAACTCTATCTGTGGAATCCAGGCAGGCATCCAGCAGCTTGGTGGTCAGGTAGGATACTCGGCAGAGCGAGTAATCAACGCTATTTCGCAGGGTAACTTGCAGATGACAATTGCGCTTAAGGATTGCTGCTGCCAGACGCAGCAGAACATTATCCGTATGGGTTATGAAAACCAGATGGGCCAGAAGGACATCGTTAACCAGATGCAGCAGGGCTTTAGCTATACCAACACTGGTATAGAAAGAGCAGCTTCGAACCTCGGTTTCCAGATGCAGCAAGACAAGTGTGACATCATCCGTGCAGGTGAGAACAACACTCAGCGTATTATTGACACCTTGACAGGCCATTGGAGCCAGGAGCAAGCAAACGAGATTCAGGACTTGAAGTTCAAGAACTCACAGCTGCAGCAGAACATCTACCTTGCCAATCTGATGAATGGCGGTTGCGGATGTGGCGCAGGTGTAGCAGGTGGCTATCAGTAAAAAAGTAAAGAATGAAACAGAAGCGTAGTGGTATGAACAAGATTTCTCCAGTGGGTTTGGCTACTACAGCATTGGTAGCCAACCAAGTTTCAGTCTTAGCTACTTACAATGAGAAGCTTTGCAGACCTTATTGCGTGAACGGCAACGTGCAGCCACAGGCTAGCATAACTTACAGTTATGATCAGCCTATCCTTAACGGTACAACGGTGTTTGTTCCTATCGTGGCAACTATCTCCATCATTACGCCTGTAACAGGCAACAAAAACATGATGAGAGCACAGCCGTTGATTTACACGGAAAGATGGGTAGCAGCCTTCCAAGGGCAGACAGCTCTGCCAACGGCTGTGACCATCACCAGTGTAGGCAGAACGCAAAAGGCTAACGATGTGGTATGCGGAAAGGCTAGAGGCCTGAGCATATTTGACAGTCTAACCGTAGCATTGACTACTGCTTAGTATCATTATAGGGGGAAGGGATGGATGGTTTGTTAGCCATCGTTTCCCCCGCATTATCCATTTAAAAAGATACGATTATGATATTTAAAGATTTAAAGGCAGGTTTCCCGGTCTTTTTGTTTGACCGGGCAACAAGAAAATTCAAGCAGGGTAAAGTGATGAATACTCCAAGCCCTGATATTAGTGGTAGCAAACCCAACATGATGCCACAGATGCCTGGCATGCCAAATTTTGGCACCATGAACGTGAAGGTGAATGTTCAGACGGAAGACGGAAAGCAGTCAACCTATTCGGTAGTTGATACTGAGCAAACAGCATACAGCGACACCCTTGTAATCTCTTGTAGTAAAGAGAGTATCATCAACGAGGTAAACGCATTGAAGAACCAAGCCAATGACATCATCAATAAGATGCCGGACTTCGAGCAGACCGTAAAGGACTGTGATCAACTTCTCTCAGAGTTGGACACAACGTTTCGTGACCAGCAGAAAACCAACGAAAGACTCGACCAGATGGAGAACAAGCTGGACGAGATTTTCAAATTTGTCAAATCACAAAAACAAGAATGATATGAACTTAGTAGAACTTATCACAAAATATCAGAGTGACGCCACACCGGAGCAGATGGTGAAGGTAACCAAGATCATCGGCAAGTTTGTGGCTATGCACGCTACGGAAGATGACCTTCTGAAACTCTACAAGGAGATTTATGGGGTTGTTGGTAACGGCCACTTCAACGACTTCTTTGCTGAGGCTCAGATCAAGAAGATGGTGTTTGAGGATGACAAGGAGGTTGAGCATCGTGCTCCTTACTATACCGCAGCTAAGACTCAGGAGATCTATGAGACGGTGAAGGACGAGATCAGACCTTACAACCAATGGGATTTTGCCGTGGTTCTGAACATGATCTACTCTGACAACTATAATCTGATGAAGAAATGGTTTCCGGAGGACAGCGAGGAGCAGATGATGGACAAGATGGTGGACCTTGCCGTGAACTGGCTGAGGGATGATGATAACCCTTATGGCCATTGTAAGGCTTGGGGGTACTTCAACCATTAATGTTAAATGTTAAGTGTTAAATGTTAACTTGTTGGGTAAATCCATAATGACTAGAGATATATAAAAGAAAACTATCAGAAGAAGAGAATGCAGGCGGAAAATGGGCTTGTGTTCTCTTTTTTCGTATGAAGTTGCGCAACTTATCACAGAGAACCGGGAATGATGGCTTATATTTGCATCGTTTCCATAACGGAGTGGGGACGGATAAATGAAAAAGAAAATGAATGATATTCGAGGTTACTTAATTGGGACGATATGGACCTTTCTGAGTCTGCTGGTTCCCATCAGGGATTTTATGATTGCCATGATGGTATTATTTGGGCTGAACCTGGTGTTCGGCATCGTGGCTGCAGTGTTTAACGGTGAAGAATGGAGCTGGAAGAAATTCGGTATGTTCTTCGTCTGTTGTGCGGTGTTCTTTGTGACGGTGGCAGCTCTGTTCATTATCGGTCACTTCCTGCATTCGGATACTGAGGCTCTGTTTTGCGTGAAGTGGGTGTGTATAGCTGCAACCTATCTGTTCACGACCAACATATTGAAGAACCTGAGACGGATGCTAGTGCCTGATACGCCATTTTACAAACTTGTGGAATATGCTTATTATGCGCTTACTCTAGGATTCGTAGAGAAATTCCCGATGTTTAAGAAGTATCAAGAATGACTGCTGTCCCGTTTAGAAATCATCGGGCCTGAAAAGGCTAGGATATAGCCAATCCTCCGTCTCTTCTGTTGGAACAGCTTTGTTAAACAATTCATTTAAAGGAGTCTTGTCCGTAAGGAATAGACCCACGTTCTTTGAAATAGTGT